AAGAAGGAAGGAGTAAAGCATGGCAAAAAAGAAAAAGAAAAATAAGAACAAAACAAAGAATAAGAAAAAAAATAAGAAGAAAAAAAGATAATTCTTGAAAATTTTTAGAATAGGTGTAAATGAAAACTGTGAACTTTCATTTTTTTTACATATCTCTTTTCATTTATTGGACTATTCTCATAGCATTAACCTTTCAATTACACTAATTTTTTATTCCAACGACCCTTATCATTTAAGATCATAGGTAATAGTTTAGGAATACCATCTAAAATAATACCACATCCTATTATAAATCTTGTTCTAAAGTTTTTTGCATAACTAAAAGCCATAGATTTTTGATTGATTAAACATCCTACATTCATAGCAAAGAAAATATTATCTGGATTAGCCCAATAGCTTATAACAAATTTTGTATGATAGTGTCCTTGTACTGCTGACATACCCATTGCTTGTGATACCTTTGATATATCTGCTGATCTTCCGTGAGTAAAAAAACATTTCTGATTATTACTCATAGTCAAAGTTAAATCATCTACCCATTTCCATTTCTTTGTTCCTAGAAAGTCGCCATAATCCTTTAGAAATTCCCTACTCATTCCGTATTTTAAAGCCCGTCTATATACCAAGCTAGAATGATTGCTCTCTACCTCTACCATCTTCGGAAATATGCCCTCTAATGCCCTTATAAAGCCCCTAGAAGCCCTTAACTCATCTCCTGCACTATAGAGGTCGGGATCGTGAGTGTGCATATTTATAGCGTGGAAATCGAGCAAATCTCCTATGTTCACAACAAAGTCTGGTTTATATTCTTTCTTGATTTCTGTTAAAAATTCAAAGCTATCCCTATGATGATAGGGTATGTGCATATCACTAATGACCAAAATTCTTTTGTTCACTAATTACCCTCAACTGTTTCTGGAATGTTCTTGATGCGTTCTATTTCTTCTTGTTTGGGATTAACATATTTAACTTGTCCGTCTTCAATATGTACATCCCGAACAGTACCATCTTCAAGAATAATATCTTTTAAAATTACAACCATACTGGTGGTTGTATTGTATAAGAATTTTTTAATTTTTACAAGATTTCATCACATTGGAAAGTTCTTCAGCACGTTTCGGTGTTTGCTTTGCCCAACGGCTATCCAACATTTCTTCTGATGCAGTTTGATAATCACCTTCGCCTAATGCTTTCCACATATTTTTAAATTTAGATACTCCTCCAATACCTAGTTGGAATACCATTTCAATGATGACACATTTAGCTTGATGATGAAGGGGTAAATCTTTGATAAGTTGATTAGCATTTGAACAAGCCGTATCAAAATCACCATCAAAAACTTTTTCTAAATCTTCCTTGTTGTAGGTTACACCTTCCTCGTATGGATCGGTAGGTAAAACAAGATGGCCATAGCCGATTGTGGCAAAACCTAGACTATCTTTATAGACTTGATCCCTATAACCTTCATGTTCTTTAATCCTTGCCTTTAAATCGTCATATTCCATACACTAATACTATATAACAGCGGCAAAATTTCAACAGAAAAATTATATATTAATTAGAATTATAAGAACAATTACTATTACTATAGCACTAGAGATTTTTTTATTCTCTTTTGCTAAAGTCCATAGTTCTTTCATTTTGTCCATACTACCTCCCATGTACTCCATTAATTATTTTAATAATCTTAACTACTTTATCCATATTGTTAAGAGTTTGTTTATGTTCTAAATCAAGAGAATTTACATTTTGCATCAATACTAATGCAACAATTATATGCAACATATATTAATTACAGTTATTTTTATCCAAGTCTATTGGTTTATCATTAAAGAACCATATCCAAGACGAAAGTTTAGTTCCATCTTGTGTATAGGTACACTTGTGGCCTACTGAACAGGCAGTTAAAACGAATATCATAATTAGAAATATAAATACTTTGTTCATAATTATCCTATTTAGCGGGGTATAGTATCAAATATCAAGAGAATTAGCCATTACTTCCTTTTAATAATATCTGCACCTTTAAGTCCATATATAGCAGATACTACACCAATAAATAAGGCTTGATACCAGAACGGCATATTGTTAAAATACTCAAAAAATTTTTCTACTTTCAACATAATTTCGGGATCGTCACTAAAAATACTCCAGATCAGCAACATCACGGGGGCAGCCACAAGTATCAATACGAACTCGTCTTTCCAGCCCTGTTGATTATTAGTCATAACGGCTTGTTTATATTCCAACTCACCCCTTGCCATCTTACTAGCGTGAGTAGCTTGGGCATCAGCCATTAGCATCTTTGTTTCTTGACGCTTTTTATAAATATGCGTACCTGCATTTAAAGCTAATTTAATTGCACTAAACCACATAATTCCTCCTAAAATTTATAGAACTTTAATATACCTAGTATTAAAGCAATTAATGATCCTACAACAAAAACTGCTTTAATACCACCTTTTCCCATTGATACTTGATGTTTTAAACTTTCTATATCCTTACTATTTTTCTGAACATCTTTATGAATTTCTGTTAATTTATAACAGATTACATCCATTGATACTTTACTAGTGAATTTAGGTGTCAATTTTTTTTTCATTTTTAACCTTTTTTTCAAGACACCAAAATTTTATTAGCATTTTATTGTCATTTACTAGTTTAGAATCCATTTCTTCAATAAAAGAACCTGCCTTTTTATATCCTGCTATAGCACATTCCTTATGAGAAGGATAAACCGATTTAATTTCCATAGGAGGAAGACACATATTTTGAGCCGCATAACATAATTGTAATATAAGAATAAATTTCATTATTCATTCTCAACCTTCTTCTTTTTTTTCTTTTTCTTCTTTTTGTCTTTGAGGTTTCGTTTAACAAAATTTTTAGTTTCTTTAATTTGTTTAGATAATATTACTTGACCTTGTTGAAGTTTAAATACTTGTTCTTTCATAGTCCAAGTTTCTTTTAAGTTCCAACCAACTAATGCTATAAGAGCAGCAAGAGCAAGTCCTACAATTTTATCTTTTAAATCCATTATTGACAGCTTTCACATTCATTAGTATCATCAACAACAACACCATTATTTTCATAACTTAAATCTTCTTGTTTTTTACATTTACAATTTTCACAAGTACATAAATCTCCATCATAATGATGTGCGTGTAATGGATCATTACAATGACAAGTACAATGACAGTTTTCACATTTATAATTTGACATTATTTTGTATATCCTGATGAATCATATTTATCTTTAACAATTTTAACAACTCTATATCTTCCAGTATCTTCATCTTTTTCAATTATAGCATCTACCTCGCCACATTGCATACGGACATTTTCTGGATTAACACTTCGTTCAACTGTTCTTTTTGATTTCAAACAATCAGACATTTTTTGAGATTGAATATAAGTGTGTTCTATAATTCCACCTTGATAAAACATACAAAGTACGATTACACCACTAGTGATTGTTCCCATTACCAAACTCCCTTTGTTTATCTTTTAATTTCTCTACATCAACTTGTAATTTTTCAACTGCTTTAGTTAAAGCAGAAATATTAACTTCATTATGTAACATGGAATCTACTCTTAATTGTACTTTATCCATTTGTTTATATAATTCCTCAATTAACATAAATTGCTCACTATCTGCTGGTAACGAACCTAATAATCCTCTCGGCCATTTAATTCTAAACTCCGTATTTTCTATTAAATCCTTTTCCATAATTTGTAATGTAGTTGCGTGTTGATTTAATTTTTCTTGGAATGAAAAGAAAGCCCAAGTTCCAATAGCTACGATTGCTATTAAAGATGCAACTGTTTTCATAGGCATTTGAACTTTTGCTTCTTCTGAAATTTTTAATGCCATTAATCGTCATCTTCCTTTGGTCGAACCTTGCCAAAAATAATTTTATAATTCATTTTAATACCTTGTTCTGCATTGGTACTTAAAGGTTTACCTGATATACCAATAGACTGTCTAACATTAGACCAACAACCTGCTAAAAAAATCATAAATATAATTAATAATAAGTATCTCATTTATTACTTCCATTAATACTAGTATATCAAACTTGATAAGTTATATAAATGATTTTATCTTAAAGGTGATCCACCAAACCACATCACTAAAGACTTACGATTACCCTTAATAACTGGCATAACCCTATGAAGTAGAAAACTAGCAAAAAACACAGCATAACCTTGTTTTAACTTAAATTTATTCTTTTCAGAATCCAATGTTTCTCCACAAAATATCTCTATATCTCCACCTTCAAAATCTTTTTCATCATTTAAAAGCAATGTCATAGAGATTTTCCTAACTGTAGGCATAGCTGCCATTTCTGTATTACTATCCATATGCCAATTATAAAACCCACCTTTAGAATATTCAGCATATTGAGCTTGTTCTGATAATTGCACAGTATCAAAATCAAAATAATTAGTATTAGTTACTTCCATCCATTGTCTAATAACCTGATAAGTAGGAACAGCTTTAGCAAAAGGTATCCAACTAATAATACTTTTTCTATATTTTTCGTCTAATTTTGTAATCTTTTCTGTTGTACCTATAGTAGCATTTATTTTAGGTTCGTTTTGTCCTATACTAATAAGCTCATCACATTGTTCTGGAGAAAGTACAGGTTCTGCTGTTGCAACTATATAAGATTTCCAACGTGGTTCTAAAATCATCTAGCGTTACAAGGTACACCTTTAGAATTTACGAATGGTGCTTCCGCAAATGCCATGTAGATGTATGTTCTTCCTGAACCATTAAAAGCATTGCTTGTTCCTCTACATTTAAAACCATTAGAAACAGCATCTCCTCTATCTGTATCTGATTCTGCAACACTATCATCAGCATATAAAGTAGCAGCCATTATGTTCTCTGGATCTCTTTTAGTGTCCATTATAATCCATGAGTTTGAATTATTTACATCTTTAAACATAATATAAGCTGGACGAAATCCTGTGTAAATAAATACTCCATCAGCATTTCCATTTCCGACATATGATCCAAATTTCGAAAATCCTTGTTTTGCTGTCCATAGATAATTTATATAAGTATAAGTATTTTTATTAGTTGCGTCTCTAGTTCCAACTGAAAAAACACTAGATGTAGGTGCTGTATCATTCCATGTAGTCGCTGAATCTGCTATTGCGGTATTTCTAAATTCTAAATAATCTGTTTCTGGATCAGATGCCATTTTATGATGATAAATTTGCCAATTTTCAGCATACGTTCTACTTTTAAGTATCATAAGATGTGGTACTGCTGAAAGTGAATGTGATATTGTTCTTGCACTACCATTTCCTGTATAAGTAACTATATCAAACCCAGCAGTTGCAGATTCTTTCCAGCACCAAGCTACATGAGTTATTGTGTTTTGATTTACTTGATTTGTGCTTGTGCCAATAGTAAAACCATCACTTGTAACAGCGGATAAACCCTCTGTGGATTCTGTTGAAGTTCCATCTGGCTCTAATCTTGTTCCTATTCCCATGCCTATACTTGTAAGATAATGAGAAGATGTTGAACTTCTTTCTTTTATCCAAATCATATCTGGTTGCATATCTGTATCGGCAGGTAAAGTTATTGTACGACTATCATTGCCATCTCCAGTATATAAAACTGTCTGAAAATATGCTTCTGGATCGTCTATTGTTGTATAAGCCATTATCCAAACTCCGCTAAATTTTTAGTACATAATGCGTAATATCCACTAGGTGGTGCATATTCAAAAGCACCATATCCATTTGCATCTGCGGCATCTGAAGAATTAGCATAAGGTGGACTACCAAAATTTACACTACTATTCATGTTTCCAGAACTTGCATCCCCCCAAGCAATAAAATAAGTATAATTTGCATCTATTGATATAGCATTTGTTCCATCTGTTGGATCAGAACTTCCTTGCCAAGTTCCATTTTTAGCAAAATATAATCGGTTGTTATCCAAGTCTAAAGCTAAACTAATAATATCGTTTGTTGTCCAAGTATCATAACTTGCTACACTATCTGAATTATTATGATAAACTTTACCATCATTATCATAATAACCCCAAGAATCATTATTATCTCCACCTAAATATTGACCATCATCATCTGTTGGATTTTGTGTAATACCAAAAAGTTGTCTTAAAACATTATTACCACCTTCATGTTTCAGCTCACAATACCACTTACCTGCTGTTAATCCAAATGTAGATGTGTTATAAGTTTCATCGCCACTACCACCTGATACTAATTTTAAATTTCCTTCTGAAAAAGTAGAATTAGCATAATAATTATCTAAAGGATTCCAAGTACAAAAATTATTAGTCGGTGTATCTGTAGCTTGATCTGTTGCGGCTAGATTAACTTCTGTTAAATCTGTTCCACCATTTGCATCATTGCCAAGATTAGCACTATCTTCAAAGTCTAAATAAAAACCATTTGTACCAAATGTTAATCCTGATACATCTTTTGGCTTCCAAATTGTTGGACTATCTTCATCAAATTCTCCAAAATTAGTTGCATCAGTTACAGCAGTTCCATCTAAACTTACGACTTCTGCTAAATAACCATCAAAAAAATTTCCAGTACCAATACAGCCTATTTGATGTTTGGTTGTTCCATTCCATGCACTGTCTAGACCAGATGATGGATTTGTGTCTGTAGCAAAACTTGTTTCTTCTGTACCATTAATCCACATACGCATACGATTTCCAGCAGTTCCATTTGCACTGTCATAAGAAACTACGATATTGTACCAAGCTGAAACATCTCTAAATAATCTATTAGTTGTTAACTGTCCAACGACAGAACCACCTTGATACAGTTGCCAATAAAGTTTATCTATATTTCCACCTGAATCAAAAGCTAGTGTTTCTTGATTACTGCTATCTGCATAAACTCCATATAAAGATTGTGTACCACCTGTTCCTATACGACCTCTTTTTACCCACATACTTAAAGTCCAAGCATCTTTATTCCCAGCACCTCCAGGTGTTTTGTGCATTTCTGCAGAATCATCATCATTAAACCTACATGAGTTGGCTACTTCATAGCCTGTATCTGCTGCTGAATTTGCTGGTATAATTATAGTCAATTAAATCTCCAATGTTGGAAATTCGCCTAATGGTCTTTCATATACAGGATTTTCTTCTGTGCCTGTATTTACATAAGCATATAAAGTTTCTATTGCTGGAGTATTTGATGCATTTGTAATTGCCGTCTCCATTTCAGCGCATTTTGTTCGTACTGCTGCTCTGTAAGTTGTAATAGCTGATGGTACTGCTGTTCCAGCGTCTGCTTTTCTAACTATATACCAATCCGTATCTTGTAATATTCCCGCTGCTTGTTGTTTTATAATTCTAATTTTAATTGTTTTTAATCCTTCAACCTTTACATCTCCAACAGATTTATCAGAAGGTAAATCTCCATTATCTGAATCTGCTTGTGTCCATAAAGTATCTGCGTGTGCTTTAGCTGTAGCTGAACCATAACTTGCTGTAACTACTCCACCAGCAAAAGCAAAGGATTGATTAGTGTTAGTATAATATGCTTCATCTTTTTTATTGGTGTTATCAAAAACGACTTCATAAATACCAATTGCTTCTCTTTCAGCAGCTGACCATAAGGTGAATATATTTTGTGGATATTGAATACCCCCAAGCGTAATCCCACGATTGCCACTTAATGTTTTTGTTATTGATCCGTCTTGTACTAATGCAAACATATTTCTCCTATGATAATACTAAATTAAGATTTCTTCCAACCTCTAACCATTTAGTTCCGTTGTATCTAAAATTAAACATATCTCCCCTAGAGGCTGTAGTAGTAGCCGTGGGAGCTGTGTCTCCTGTAAATTCGAATACTCCATTCCAGGCAATAGTCCTGCTTCCTGTTCCATCCTGTATACAAACAATAGAAATAAATTGTCCTGTTGTTGGATTGGATGGTGCATCAAATGTTGTATTACCTGTTAAAGTTACTTTGGCAACTGGAGAGGCTCTAACATCCCAGTCTTGAGTAGTATCAAATGTCAATGTAGCTTCTTCTAAATATATACCACCTGTTATTTTTGTCAAATTATTAGCATCAGCTGATAATACTTTTGATGCTGCACTTGTTCCTAATGTTGCAAGATCGCTATAGTTAAGTTCTGCTGCTGTAGCTGTAACCGCTGTACCTGCATATGCAAATTTACCCGCTACTGAAACGTTGAATGTTGCATTATCTTCAATTCTTGCAACTTCTGTACCATCGTATTGTTGAAAGATGATATCTTTTGCGTCAACCATTGGTTTAATAACAACATCACTGGAACTATTGACAAAATCAAGTAGTGCTGTACCACCAGATTTTAAAGTAATATTATTTCCTGCAGCATCTAAATTAATATCACCAGCAGAGTCTAAAGTAATTGTTGTAGCATCTACTTCAAAGGTTCCGTCAGCAGTAATTTGAATATTAGCTGCCGCTGCCGCAGCATCAACTGTAACTAAACTAAAAGCCCCATTTGTTGCCGCAGTCATTGTAACTGTATCAGATGTACTTGGTGTCATTGTAATGGCATCACCATTATGAACCATATTATCAACAGTTAAAGCTGTTAATGTTCCTAAACTTGTTATGTTTGTTTGAGCTGCAGTTGTTACCGTAGCTGCTGTTCCTGAAGTATTACCTGTTACATCTCCTGTTATATCTCCTACAAAAGCAGTAGATGTAATTGAAGTTGCTCCTGTAACTACTCCTGCGTCTACACTAATTGTACCATCTAATAAAATTGCTGAACCAGCAGCAGGTTCAATATTTATTGCTGCTCCTGAATCTAAAGTTAATATACCTGCTGAATCAATATCTACTGTACCATCTGCTGTTATCTGAATATTAGCTGCTGCCGCTGCTGCATCCGTTGTTACTATACTTAATGTTCCATTCGTTCCTGCTGTAAATACGGCTGTATCACTAGTTGAACCAGTCATAGTTACAACTTTGCCATCTACTGCAACATCATCTACAGTAAGAGCCGTAGCTGCAAGAGTAGTACCATCAAACGTTAAATTAGCTTCTCCTGCAAGAGCATTAGATCCTGTAACCGTTGCGATTGTATTATCAGTTGATCCAGATAAAGATACACCACTAGATAAAGTAGC